AGCATATGCAACGTTGGCTGTAGAGGAACTGAATGAATCTGATGCAAGAATCAGGATGTTCCTCAAGGCTGACAAATATGAGCTCGAGCCTGGCATGAAGTATAAGGCACCACGCTGTATTCAGTTTAGAAATAAAAGATATGGCATTGAGTTGGGACGCTTTATACATCCGATTGAGCAAGATGTTTACAAAACTCTGGATTGTTCGGGGACACCGGTCTTTGCGAAAGGCCGTAACTCGGTCGAGCGGGCGGCAGACTTGTTGGCCAAGAGCCAAGAGTTCTGCAATCCGTATTACCTACTCTTGGATCAGAGTGGGTGGGATGCGCATGTGAACAAGACTCTACTGCAGTATGAGCATAACTTGTATCTCAGAAAGTGCAACTCCAGTGTTCTTAAGTCACTGCTTAAATGGCAGGTGCAGAACAGGGGAGGCACTAGAAATGGTACTAAGTTTCAGACCCCGGGCACTAGAATGTCTGGGGATTGTAACACTGCACTAGGGAATTGTGTCATCAACTACGCACTGTTATCGACATGGGCAAAGGAGGCGGGTATTAAGGCTGCCTTTTATGTTGATGGAGACGACAGTGTGGTCATATTCGACTCCAGAGAGTTGTCGAAGGTTGAAGCGTGTGATCCCACCGCCTGGTTCTTGAATTGGGGAATGGAGTCAAAGGTGGAAGCGACAGACATCTTTGAGCGCTGTGAGTTTTGCCAATGTAGACCCGTTTGGGATGGAATTGGCTGGCGAATGGTGCGCAATCCAAGAAGAGTTATGGTCCGTAGTGAATGGACGGTGCAACCCCACCCTCCTGCTTTCTTCCCTCGGCTAGTAGCCAGTGTGGGTCGCTGCGAGGCGGCTTGCAACCTAGGCATCCCCGTACTCCAAGAATTGGCTTGGAAGATGGTGGAGGCTGGGGGAATGAAGCACAAGACGTGGAGGGGCTTGGACAACTGGCACAAGGCCAAACTGGAAAGTTGGGGTCCGGACAAGGTTGAACGTGCGTTGCGTCCCGTTACTATGGAGTCTCGGGAAAGCTTCGCCCTCGCTTGGGACATCTCGGTTGCGGAACAGTTAGCCTTTGAGGCGTCAACTCTGCGACTAGATGTTACAAGTTCAAGTGATTGGAGCGATTACCTGGATCACTTTGCAGGCGACAATCGCTTGACACGGGAATGTGATTTCCATAGTCTCGTGTTAAGTGATTGCAATGAATCCTGCAAAGTTCGCTAAAGGAGTCGGTTTCAATAATGAGGAGCTCAAGCCGTTTGCTGAGTCTCCAGAGGGGGTTGCGTTTCTTGAGAAGCATCTCCACCCGCCGGGGTATACCCCAGGGGTTGAAGGAGTTCCAGATAGGGATGGGATGGCGTCGGTCGTGGTTGATTACAAGGATGCATTTACGGTATCGAAACCAGCAACAGGGACAGGCAACTGGAACTGTTTGTTGCTTTCGGCACCGAATTTGCAGGCTTCCTCTTATTACTGGACGTGGCGGGATGGTGACACTTCGATGGGCACAGCACAGGTACATAAAATACCGGCAGTGCTGGCTGGCACACTGAATGTCACTCCTAACATATCCAGGATCAGACCTATTGCGCGCTCCACTACAGCGTATCTCAATGCTCCAGCTTTGGCTGATCAGGGCATGGTTTACGGTGTTCAGTGGAAGCCCAATATATCTGCAGACATAAAGGAAGTCTCGACGAGTGTTTACTTACCAGTTGCTGACTTGTTTGCCAACAAGTTGCCTGCTGATGGTGACGCTATAGTGGGGATGTCCTCTAAGGCATATATGGGTAAGGCTAGGGAAGGCTGTTATATCAGTCATTCCTATACACAACCTACTGTGTCTTACAAGGATACCTCTACTAGAACCGTGGCTCTGGCCAGCAGTCAGGTGGCGTACACAGTACACCTCCATTACCAGGATGGTATTAGTGATGCTGCGACAGAGTTTGTGCCCTTTTCACAGGAGGGAGGTTACCAGTATGATGACATGAGCGCGGGGTGGATATTATTTAAAGGACTGTCAGACACAGCTTCGGTTGAGTTTAAAGTCTTTTATATGATTGAAGCTTGCGTGCCTCAGGCATCATCCTGGGCACCCTTCGTTACTGATGGGGCCATACCAGATGGCAGAGCAATGGACAATGCATACAAGATCAGGCACTACATGCAAGATGCATACCCTAGCGCTAATAATTTCTTAGGAGCGTTAGGGTCAGTGTTGAGCAAGATTGGGCAATGGCTACTACCTAGCGTTGCTCATGCTGCTCAGGCTGGTTTAGGCAGCGTCGCGCAGAGGTTGGCTCCAACACCTGCGCCCCGAGCAATACAACCAACACCGGCACCGCGCCCTGCACCTAGGCAACAGGCTCCAGTGCCTGCACCTAGGAAGAGCAAGAAGAAGAAGAATAAGCAACAGCAGCAATAGCACACCTCC